CTGCGAGATTGAGAGGGTACGACCAAATCTATCAATTTCAGGATAAGTACCAAAAGGATTAAGCAGACGTATTCTCGGATTATTGGTTTCATAGTCCATCTCAACAATCGCTGGAAGCATACCGTAGGTGTTGAACCAGTCAGCACCTGTGTACATTTGAATCTGCAAGTCAGAGGAAGAGACAAAGTAGTTAGCAATACGAGTGCGTGTATCTGCAGCTTTACGTGCTGAGTCTGAAACCATATTGGTAGCAGCGCAGTTAAACGATGGTAGAGGTGACATCACCTCTGCTAAGTCACGTGCTGCGACATCTACGAAGTTTGCAACTAAAGGTTTTGGATATTCTTCAGAAAACATTGCAGGGTATACCTTGGAGATATCACCTTGACGCACAGAGAGCACGTCACGCATTCTCTGGTCACGTGCTGCGTAGCGTGTTTGTAGCCGTGCTACTTTCGCTGCAACCTCTTTAGTTGATAACAAGATTTCTCCTTAGATAAATGTACGATCTTTTTCTGCGAGTAGTTCATCTATGTTGACGACCATTCGCTTACCCTGTTCATAACGAGACAGGAAAGGGTTTTTCATATGATGTGTTGCGTGTATACCCTGGTTGAGCATCTCACGTGCTCTAATCTCACAGAACCACAGAGCCATCACCATATCGGTCTTACCCTTGGTCGTTGGGGACCAGGTAATTAATTGCTCAATGAGCGCCTTAATGTTTTCAGTTTGATCTGAAGGTAAGTGAATAAGGTTATCGCGGTGGTGTTTGCCGTCGTGTTGCTTGGTGCCGAACAAAGTTGACATTGATGCAACACCAAAGCCTGAGTCCCACTTGTTGGTGCCAGTATGGTGTTCCCGCAGTAGCACTCCTCGGCTAGCCAAGTTTGCACGGATACCCTCGTCTTGGGTAAGGAAAGATTGAAATGCATTTTTCTCCACAATCCATTCACTAGGACTATAGAGAGAAGTCCAGTCAAAGATTAACTGACGGATTGCAGCAGGCGTTGGCCTAGTAATTTTAATAGCATCAACGATATAGCGTTTATGTGTAACCCTATCAATAGCGTAACAAATGGCGGCTGTATCACCAACCATAGCGGGATCAAGACCACAAATAAAAGAAAAGCCGTTGACATCACGTGGGTGACCTGGATGACCAGGGACCAAGCGACCTGCCTTGCGCATACCATCAATAGAACCTCTTACACAGGCTGGGTCAAAGATGGCATCATCTGAGATATCTTGTTGTTGGTAAACCAATGCCCAAGTGGATGCATCCATAGCTTGACGTTCGTTATAGAGGTTACGACCATTCCAACGTGGGTATAGTCCGTCCTCGTTCAAATCTGATTCTAGCTGTCCATCAAAGGGGGCATCTGATGCAGGCCATAAGGTAACCCATTTGTCAGGGTCTTCATCTGTTTCAAGTAAAGCTGGCATAGCCAGGTACTTCCAAGGGACTAGACCACCAGGGTATCTATCTGGGTTACGCAGTTCTCTATAGAGGTCAACTGCAGCAACGCGGGTACCAATGATAATTAACTTACCAGTAGGGTTAAGACGAGAACGTACATCTTGTGTCAGCCACTTAATCTGGCGTTCAAACTCATTGGCGTTCTTGAGAGTTACCGCATCGTCTACAATAATCATATCGGCACGTTTGCCGTAGATTTGACCCCCGATTCCCACGGCCTCGATATTAGGATCTTTTTCGCTAGATTCACGAAGCTCATCGCCAAAGGTAATACGGGTAGCCTGCCACGAGGCAGACTTGGAGTTAAACCCTACGCCAGCAGCATAAGCATTTTGAAGGTTCTCATACATAGGGTGAGTCAAACGCTGCTTGATGGCGTAGAGAAAGTCGGCTGCAAGTTGCTGAGTCTGGGAGACTATGAGCACTCTAAAGTTAGGATTACGAGCTACCTGCCAGGTTACGTAGTCCACCGTGATTGTGATGGACTTAGCGTGGTTTGGCGGGATGTTGATAAGGATACGGTTATTGGCTAGGCCCTGTTCGTATTTCATCGAAGGGTGCAGCCACGTAGGTTCAACACCCTCAATCATATCCACTAGGTTTTGCTGATGAGGGAAGGTCCTAGAGTTGAGAAAGCGTTGGCGGAAATCTGCAAATGTGATGTCGTGGACATCGGAGGTAGCAAAGGATTTGTCCTTTAGTCCAAGGCGGGTTCTATCAACTTTGTCGGTAAACATCTTGTCTGTGCGACGATAGTACTCATAGGTCTTATAGGATTTACCAGCCGATAGGCAGGCTTGCTCAATGGTCATACCTTCAGCTACTGCGCTAAGTATAATACGCTTAGCTATATCTGCTGAGTTCTCAGCCATTGGATCTCCGATATCTCATTGGGTTATAGGTAGACTACACCCAACTAAAAGTCGTGCTCTGCACGACACGGTAGGCTAAACTCCCGAGTGAGCCACAGCGAAGCGAGGGGTAAGTTGGTACTCGTCCTAGGGACTCGCGTAGTGCCAACGTAGCGAGGCTGTACGGGGCTATCACATTTTCCGCCCCTACTGTATATAAGGCAGGAAAAAAAGCTCATTTCCTGCCTATGGTATAAAGTATTTATGGAATGTGACTAACGTCACTACAAATACGGTACAAACTAGGACATTAATAAGTGATCTGGTTCACTTTAGGAAATATATCTGTAGTGGGTACATACACTACACTAGAGCAAAGTTTAACACCTAGGGGTCTTCTCGCCGTACCCGTGGCCGATACCGTAGCAAGAGGCCCGCATTCTGCCCCGTACCGTACCGTTAGGCATTCCCAACGGGATGGCTCCCCTATCGGCACGGGGATCCCTGTATCAATTACCCAAGCCATATTAATAAACCCGCCTAACGAATAACCCCAAGGCCTAGCGATTACCCCAAGGCCTCACGCCTTACGGCTCACGGCCTAACCCTTCACGGCTCTATTGATCCACGGGCCAGAGATCCACGGGCCAGAGATTACGGCCCCAACCCTTCGGCCTCCTTGCTTACCTTGGATCCTTCGGGCCTTCGGCCCCTTCGGATCTGGCCCCGCTTTACCCCTTCGGGCCTTGGATCTGGCCCCGCCTAGCCTCTTAGAGCTTGGGACACGTGGCCAGAATCTGGCCCGTTAGCTCCCTTCTCTATACGGTAAGGAGTGGTATATTAATCCCGTGGAGAGGATCTGCCTCCTCACGGGAAGGAATTATCTAATGCTTATTTATGCCGTTCGAATCTTAAAAAATGATTTATGGCTAACAATTCGCACGTATCAGCTACGCGAAGAGGCGGAGCTATTCGCACGTGAAAATCTTAATAATGAAATAACACCTTGGGACATCTATCAATTCAATTGGGAAGGATCTAACTAATGAAATTATTATTGATTATCGCTAGTTTATTGCCCGTATATCTTTATTCTATTCTCTCCACGGTAACGATTACGTTAGAGAGTACTATCGCGATCACTCTAATCTCACTCCTCTCTCTCTCTATTGTGGGAGCTATTGCAACACTATCGAAGGGAATAAAATAATGAGTACAATTGACACACTAGGCGCACAATTGGAAGAGATTAAGGCCAAGAGTTGCGAGGCACGAATAGGCCAAGAGCTAGCAGATCGCGAGAAGGATCTACGTGATCTCTTCGCTATCGCCGACGATTACGAAGGCGACGAAGATCTAAGGGATCAAGCCAATAGCGAAATTTACGAATTCGCCTATGGTTATGAGACTTACAAGGTGACCCGCCTAACGTGGAGTGGAGGAGGCCCCGCCGATTGGATCGAAGTGCAACACGATAGCGACGGGATTCGCCGAATTGATTACGTCTTCCAAGATTGGTACGACGGGGCTAGGCGTGAAGTGAAAGAAGGCTCCCCTGTATGGCGTTACGCCTCAATTATGCTAGACGGCTTGGAGGCTTAACCGTGGAGAATCTCACCAAGCGCGGGGCCTTCGTGTTAGGGATAGCTATAGGCCTTCTAATCGTCGGGGCCTTCTGGCTTATGGGTAATTATTGGGTAACCGAATCGGGGATATGTATCGGATCTATGGCGGAGTGTAATATCTAGGAGCGTACTATCTCGCACGGCTTATGCCGTGCGGGGTAGTCTGCCACTAGGGGCAGATCTTAAACCTTGGAAGGGGTTATCTAATGAAATATGAGAAGAATCGGGTGAGCCTTGTGGATATATTCACGGGAGAAGAGCTAGTGAGCGCGGATCTAACCGCGCCACGGGTAAAGGCTATCGTGAAGGCCTACGCCTTAGCGGGGATTGAACTAAGCCAGAAGGAGCGGGTGAGCGCGTGAGCGTAACTATCACAATGCCCGCACAATGGGACAAGGAGACGGCCCTAGCCGTACTAGATGCATATATAGAAGGCTTGGAGCGTGGGTATATCCTCACGATTAGAGAAGGAGAGGGAGAGAAGTGAGCGGGGACCTATTGAAAGCTTTACAGGAGGCGGGGATCTTGCAGATTATCCCCGTGGGATCTTATGAGCAAGAAGAGAAGGGGGAGGAGAGTGAGCGGTGATCTAGTTGAATGCGATTTATGCGGGGAATGGTACGAGAATGAATTAGAAGGGAGAGAAGAGTGAATAACGGGGCTTGGACACTACGCCGTGAGCGTGAGATCCAAGGGGCCACGCTCCTAGACGATAACGATAGATTCTACTTAGAAGTAGAGGGGGAGAGGCGATACGGTTACCGTACTCACCTATCTGGCACTTACGTATGCTTTACCGACGGCCACTTATGCGAATGCGGAGAGGAGGGGGAAGAGTGATAGGAGATACGAAGGAGGAGATTGTTACACAATTGAATGATCTTATCTATGGTGAAGATCCTTATAGCTTATCCGACATAGAAGATATAATCGGAGACGGCGATATATTCGAATACTTATAGGATAAGATACGGTAAGGTAAGGCAATAGCGGTTAGCTATCTCTCCTCCTCCACGGGCAGAAGTGGAGGGGGAGGGAGGGTGAATCGCCCTAATAACTACCTTGGAAGGGGTATAAGAATGAAAGAATACGTAGTACGGCGTTACTCATTCTCTGAATTGAATGAAGAGGCACGTGAGAAGGCAATAGATGATACACAGAGACACCTTCTTGAATGGCTAAGTGAGCGAGAGCTTACCGATTACCTAGAAGGTAAATTAGAAGAGGATCTAGGATCCTTACCCGAAGACATCACTATCGCCTACTCTCTTAGCTATTGCCAAGGAGACGGCGTGGCACTATATGGCAGAATCTATAAGAAGGAGGCTAAAGATTTCTCTTGGCCCGACGGGTCACTATACGTAGATCTAGAGCGTAATTCTTGGAGTAATCATTACTCTCACTATAATACTTTCAACGTAGTGTTACGTGATGCGAATGATGAACTAGTTGATTTCTCTGGATCTCCAATTGAAGAGCAATTACGTAGTCTCTGCAAAAAATTAGAGAGACTAGGCTATAAATATATAGAGAATGAGACTAGCCGTGAGAGTGCTATTCAATTCTTGGAAGATCAAGAGTCAGAAGAAGAAGGATCATTCTTAGGCGACGGTACTAGAGATCTACCCCGTGGAATTCTGCAAGAAGTGAGCGCATAATGAAAGACTATGTAGTGCTAGTGACCTTAAAGAACGAGGCAATCTTATTAGGAGCAGATAGCGATAGCGAGGCCCTATCACGGGCTAAGCTCATAATTGCAGAGCAGTATGGAGATAGTGTGGCGAATGACGCTACCTACGAATTGGAGGGTGAGTAATGAGTGAATACGAATATAACGTTATCTTTACGGGTAACTATTGGAGCTTAACTACTAAGATCTCTATTGATCTAGACGATACGACGGGTAATCTAAGCGAGGAGGCCCGTGAGCTGGCAGAGAATAGGGCTAATGAGGCTATTCGCGAAGAGATAGGGATAGATCCTATTAATTTCGCACACTCTACTAACGTGGCGTTACTGCTAGACGACGAAGATATATGGCTAGAAGGGTTAGGCGAATACCCGCCTATCCACGTATCAGTAATAGAAGGGGAGGGTAAGTGATGAATACTTATAGAGTCACCCTAGAAGTAGATTATATAATCAAGGCAACTAGCCTTGCGGAAGCTATGAATATCGTGAATGAGGATAGCGAACACCCGCTAATTGGTGGCGTGTCAGTAGGCCATTGTGATAACACCCGTGTAATTGGCGGATCAATAATAGAAGGGAAGGAGGAGAAGTAATGAAAGAGCATCACTATGTAGTTAGCTGGAATGAGAAAGGCGGGTGGAGTATTAATGCAGAGCTAGAAGAGAGTGCATTCCCCGAAGGTACTATCTACGATCACGCTACGCACGAATGGGACTACGCCTATAAAGGCGATAGTCAATGGGAAGAGAATGAGCAGAGACTAACCGAAGAATTGCAGGGCATTCTGGATCTGCATAACACACACAATGGAAAGGTAATACTATGAGTGAAGAGAGATCAGTAACACACGTGGTAACGCTAGTAATCCAAGCGGGATCTAAGTGGAACAAGGTAGAGCTATTCGATTTTAGTGGTGGCGAACCTACTCCCTTAGCTTCGGGTGAGGGAAGTAATTGGCGCACGGCGTTAGGTGAGGCGTTATCTAAGATCACATTATCGTCGGACGTGCCAGACAAGGCCGTGAACGACGTGGTAAAAGAGATCCAAGAAGAGGCGGGTGAGTAATGGGATACGAGCCAGAGCTTAACGATCCTATCTTCTATGAAGAGGAGGAAGAGAGGGAGATCAAGTGCTTCTTATGTTCAGAGCCACTAGATCAAGACGACGTAGTATGGGCAGATTGTGAAGGCCAATGGCAGGTGAGAGGGAAAGAAGGTAATGATACTGCGTGGTGCGTATCGTGCCTACCAAACGAGAAGGGGGAGAGTAATGAATAAAGAATACTGGCAAGCTAAGGCAGAATTGTGCCGTGACCTTGCATTGATACAGATACAAGAAGAGGAGACGGAGAAGGAGGCGGGTATGAATCTAATGAGAATGACCTACGCATTGTCTATGGTAGATGTATATTCAGAAGGGCAGGGGGAGAATGAGTGAAGTAATTGCATTCCACCCACGTGTATCCACGCTTGTGAATCTATACGAAGTGGTAGATGAGAAGGGTGAGGCAATCTGGGGTGGCAACGATACGCACGAAGCTATCCGCTACCTACGCAATAGCCCTGTCAATTGCAGGATCCTTGTATCGGGTTGGGAGAGTGACGAAGAAGATGCTCACCTTGTAGGTCAGCCCATTGACATCACCAAGCTTATCTATGCGGTATTGGCGGTGAATCAATGAGCTATTTCTTGGGTATCCTAGGCGTGATGCTACTGGCATACGTCCTAATTGTATGGGAGAATAAGATTAATGGAGAGTGAGAAGCGACTGGCGAGTGCGGCAAAACAGGCCGTCTATTATCGCAATTATCGAAGAGCAAGGGATCGTGCCTTGGTGAAATTAGCACAGGCCTATCCAGATACCTATAAGGAATTATTGGAGAAGGAGAAGGTGAGTGATGAACAAGAAGGCAAAGCGTGGATTGATCTTAACGGTACTACTATTAGCCCTCGTATCGTTGCACGTGCAAAGGCTAGGGGAATTGCCCTTACCCAAACCGATACAAACCAAGGCAACAATGGAGGAGAAAAGTGAGAACAAGCGAATTGCATACAAATATAGTAGAGCTCTCGGATATACGAAAGCAGAAGTCAAATGCCTTGTCACCTTATGGACCCGTGAAAGCAGGTTTGACCATCTCGCAGACAACCCTAGATCAACAGCTTACGGGATTGCTCAGCTCCTTAGAGAACGTAGTAGAGAGCCTGAATTACAAATCCTTCACGGCTTACGATACCTTGGTCATCGCTACAGAGGGAGTGCGTGTCGCGCTCTCGCACATAGCGACAGACGTGGATGGTACTGATAGAATCTAAACCACTCACCTCTTCCGAGTAACAAGAGCCTCACCACAACCCTTCCTGTGGTGGGGTTCTCTACTTATCGGTAGAGTAAAAGCCTTTGCCTTTGAAGGTAACAGAAGGCGAATCCCATACACGATTCATAATCTCGTGGCAGTCAAAGCACATAGGAGTAGATGCCTCCTCGTGGATAGAACGCTCAACTGATACAGTTGAATTGCATTTGCCACACTTGTAGTCATAGATCATAACTTTACTGCCTCTTCTATTGGTAAGTAACCTACTAACTTACTTACTTTGTTGGAACGAGAAAACTCGGTAGTCGCTGGCATCCAATGGTTTAGCCACTCTGGTTCTGCTACATCCATTAGGTCAAAAGAAAAGACTCCCTCTGGAGTCGAGTTGATGTAGAAGGGGTTGAGATCTCGCTCTGCCGCCTGGGTAATGAGCTTTCGATACTTGAACTCTTCAATTAGTAGTGTGGGATAGTGGGTATTGCGACACTTCAACTCTATGTATGCACTAGAGTCACGACTAATACAGTCGAAGGAGTCATAGATACCCTCTGACTTCTGTAAGTCTGGATACTTCTTATCCATTAGGAACAAGAATAAATCAATCTCTTTCATTGACCATTACCAATCCCACTATGTCCATCCCAACCTTGCAGTTTATGGATAGAACTATTCTTTGAGTGACGATCTAATGAAGCAGTTAATTGTTTATCAGTATCTGCGGTAATTTGTACCCCACAAATACACTTAAAGGTAAAGGTTATTGCCAAGGGTTGTCACCGCCCAAGCCATTCTGTACCTTGCGTAATGCGCTGGTACATCTACGATCTGCAGTAGATACTGCACACTCTAAGATACCTGCTACCTGTTGTAAGGTCTGTCCTTCGTGGTAGCGCATACGAAGTATGGTCTGGTCTTCTACTTCAAGCTTTAAGTATGAACGCTTGACATCAATCAAGGTAGCAAGCAGGTTGCCACCTTCTGCTGGAACGCTAGGCTTCTTAGGTGAACCATCATTTACAAGGTTCTGAGCCTGCTCTAGCACCGTATCATCAACGATAGATGCAATAACGTGTGGCAATACCTGTGCAATCATAGCTGTATCGTAGAAGGCTTCATCACCTGTACGATAGCCAGACTTAGCGGCCTTCTCTTTACGAGCATAACGCTCAGCAGTGCGCTTCATCTGCCAGGCTATACGCTTCTCATTAATAACACGTTGGACTGGATTAGGTTCACTAAGCATCTCATCAAACTGTTTGCCACGTGTTAATGCCCAAGCAAGGCACTCTTGTAATACATCATCTCGTTCTACGTAACCACGAAAGCGACGGGCTATTGCACTAGCAACGCTAGGTGCTATGTCGTAGATGGATTTATGTAGTTCACTCACAGTCAGGTAGCACCAAATCTATAGTGTGTTGGATGTTCAGTAGCTTGATAGCAAGGAAGTCTATGTAGTTGCTGGCATCTGCCAGCTCTTCAATCAATTCTCTAATGGTGTCTGATGTAGTAAAGGACTCAAACTTCTGACCCTTAGCGTGGGAATACTGCTCGTGGCCTACACCCTTAACACGTTGAGCACGAAGGGATGCAAAGGATTCAATGAAGGATGTTAAGTCCTCAGTTGATACACCTATTGCACGATAGCCAGTAACGGCAGCGTGATCTACTAACGGGTTGGTTGCGGTCTTACTACCAGTATCTCGTTGGATCTGTCTAGGCTCAGGACTTGAAAGCCCATATGCTGCAAAGTCTGTACCACTATAGTCCATTCAGCATCACTCATCCTTCTCACCTAGTAACAAAGCCTTCGTTGCATCTAAGCCTTTAGCCAGATAGAAGTCAT